TTTTTTTTAAATTTTTTTTTAGGGAAAATCAGCTCTAATTTGCTCCAAAAAACCCTGCGTTTCTAGGCTATTAGACATAAGCATACTACAAAACTTCAAATTAGCTAGATTTATTAGTTCTTTATGTTGATTTACCCCTAGAAGTTGCCAGAATTCTAGTACGTTAAAGAAAGGACAAAATTTGAGCCCAGCCCAGAAGCCCTCCCGCTTCTGATTCCTGACGAAATCCCTGCTCCCGACCGAGCTAGTCAAATTGCAAAGGGTAAAGTTGTAAATTAAACCAACGTGGGCGCACAACCCCTGTGGAAATTCCAGCCACCAGCTGAGAGCAAATAGACAGAACAAAAAACTGTAAAACCGAACACCTGACTTTATGTACGATTCAACACTGGTCATTACGACAGACACTTCGCACGATTATTCAATCACTCGCAGTACCCAAGACGGAAGCAGAAAGCTGACTACATAACTTCAAACTTAGTTAAGAAAAAAACTACAAAAACAATTTATACAACGTACCTGATTTTTGCTAGGGCGCTTCACACGGAGCGCCTTATGGAACAATCAGTTCCAACTAAAAACAAAACTATAAAAGAAAGAGAGGTGCTCAAATGAGCGCAACAAATAATACAGAAAAAAAATTCGGTAAAGTAATTACAAGAGAAAGTATTTCTTTTACTGATTGGGATAACTACGGACGTTGTTTCAGTAATTGGTTCCAGCCAAAAGGATTCGGTCAAGAAATTGACGATTACTACGGACTTGACGGGGACATTACGCTAAGCCAAATCGCAGACTTTATCAGCGACTTAAAAGATATGACTTGCGGACACGGTTGCAAATTACCGTTACTAAAAATTGGTCAAACAAGAACATTCGAAGTAGAGCGTGCAAGATTCTGGGATAATGAGGGCGGTACTGACGACTGCTTTATCTTAGGAAAAATCACAATCACAAGAACTTCAGACCAAAGTACAAACGCAGTTATCGAACACATTAACAAATATCGCTAGTAGCGTACTGCACTTGCCCAGCGCGAGTGCAGAACGGTGCATAGCACCAAAGTACAAACTATAAAAGAAAGAGGTAATCAAATGAGAAAGAAAACATTTGACCAAATAGTAAAAGCGTTAGTATTCGAAGCTAACAAAACAAATTCCAAAGTTGAATTCAAACAATTCAAGCCTGAGGAATTAAGAATAGAAACTGATGACACTTACGAATTAAAGTATGATGACATCAAAGCAACAATAGAATACAATTCTACTGACACGGACAAAGTTAGGGCTAACAGAAAGTCCATTGACTATCCCGTTAAAGATAGAATGGTATCTATTTTTGTTACAGACCATACGGACGGCGATTTTGTAATTAAAAGAGATTTCTTTGTTACAGAATACAAGAACGATAATGGCTCTTACAAATTGCATTTCTCTACTTATGTACGAGTTGAAACTCCTAAGGGAACAAAGCGAGTATTGAGCAGAGCAAATCAAGTTATCTATATTTATGAGGATAACAAAGACTGGACAGAAACTAGAACAATGTTCAACAGAACTTCCAAATCAATATTTAATATTGTAAACGGAAAGTCTTAAAGAGCTAGAGCGCTTCTTAACGGGAGCGCTTTATGGTCTTTATGACCACAAGTAAAAACTAAAAGAAAGATGAGGTACCAAAAATGGTAGCAAATATAGAAACAATGTTCTCAGCTAAGGAAACCCCTTGGCACAAATTGGGAACAATTACAGACGGCGTCTTAACAAGCGCCGACGCAATAGTAAAAGCTGGACTTGATTGGAACGTGGTATTGAAAGACTTGT